CTGTTGTTCACGATATCTGCATTACAAAAGGTGACTTTAATGACTCTATGAGAGAGATCCGCGATATTTGCCGGCAGATTTTTGATAAGGTTGATCTCCTCCAACGTGAAAAGGTGGACAAATGAGTTTCTACACCGATGTCATCAAAAAAGATCATCACTTTGGGTCAATTGATCGCATCAATGATATTGACCTTCTTGAGCCAAAAACGCGCGAAGCAGTTCAGGCTATTCTGTCAGAAGGGGCCACGATGGGCGTCCACATGACGGTTCTCGAAACGTATCGCTCTCAGGCTCGTCAGCACTTTCTTTTCCAGAAGGGCGCCACTGAGCTGAAAGTTGTCGGGTGTCACGGATATGGAATTGCCGCTGACATTGGAATTATGACTGCCAAGGGCATGGACCCTGATGGGGCGCATTATGACGTGCTCCGCAAGTTGGCAGAAAAGCACGGCTTGATCTCCGGTTCAGACTGGGGCGAGCCGGACAAACCGCACAATTTTCGTGATTACGATCACGTCCAGCGCATTGCCGTCAAGCGGCAGGATAGCGTATTTGACGGATCGTGGTATCCCGACGTAAACTACGATCCTCTCGTTGATCTAGGGAGAAAGTGATGCAAGTCGATCCCAAAATTTCCATGTGGCTCAACATTGTTGTGTCTGTTCTTGGTGCTCTTATGGGCGCATCGGCGCAGCTCACGACCATCTTCGGCCAGGGCAAGGCTCAGGCTATCATCTCGCTCTGTGGCCTTGTGGTGGCCGTTGTCGGCGCGGTTAATTCTGCCCTTCACGGCATGTCTAGCCCGGCGCCCGGCCCGATGACCGGGAACAAGGCCCCGTGATTACGCACTGGGCAGGCGAAGGCAAACCCCATCTCGTGCCATTTCATCAATAACTACATTGATGAGCTGACGCGCCTCAAAAAGTAGGAGATCACCATGAAGCGCATTTTTGCAATCATTCCCGCCATCGCTCTTGCCGGCTGCTTCCAGCAGGCGGCGCAGGATATTTCTGCTGCGATCGTGACGGTTGACACAACGGTGAACAGCCCAGCCAATCAGGCGGCGCTTGCTTCTTTGCGCTCTACTGCCGGTGCGGTGACTTGTGAGCTTGCGGCGATCGACAGCAACGCCATGGCACTTGGCGGAGCTCTTCAGACGGCAATTTCGAAAAAGCAGGCGGCAATTGTCGGTAAAATCGATAATGGCATCAACGTTCTTTACGTGATCAACTCAACCCTTTGCAAACAGCTCAGTGGATCTGTTGCGGGCGCCGTTGCTGGAGGTTGAGGTGTCAAAAAGTGTCATCCCCGTCATTGAACAAGACGCCTTTGCCTTTGCGGCCAAACTGAAGTCCCTGGCTGATGTCATCAAGGCAGGGGCGTCTTCAATTGAGGCCGTCTCTATTGTGCAGAGGGCCCCTTGGCTTGAGTCTTTTGTGGAGATGATTGCCAAAGACGCTGGCGTCGCATCAATGGCCCTTGGCATGATTCCTCAGATCGAGGCTGCTATTTTGGCTGTTGAGGCCATCCACGTAGCGGCCCAGATTTTTGGCTTCAAGCCGGCCGACTGGGATTCGCCTGTGAGGCGAGCTCAAGACGAGAATATGAGTAATTTGTAGTGTTTGAGGGAGGGTAGCTTATTCTGGCCCGGTAGGGTATTATTCGGGCCTAATTTTGGGACGGTAAAGCATGTCCACGCCCAACACTACTCCCCTTACCTATAACGGCTACGTGACGCAGATCGCCACGATGGCCGTTGTTAATACAACCGTGTCGAATTCTGTGGTTGTTGGCGTCGATCCGTCTTTCAATGCCATCATCCCGCAGATGCTTAATTATGCTGAGCTCCGAATTCAGCGGGATGCAGATCTTCTCCCTCTTTTGACAAGCAACTCATCCTATTCATTGTCTCAGGGCAACAATATCCTTCAGGTGTCAGTGAATGATTTTGTTACTATCCAGACTGTTTCTGTTCTGAACGGGACTGCCTCATCACCTCTTCTTCCAACTACAAAAGAATTTCTTCAAAATTGCTATAATGATAGTTCCTCAAGCTACTGGGGAACGCCTCAGTATTTTGCGATGTATGGCGGGGATAGCTCTACCGGGGGCAACACATACCAGAATATCGTTATTGGTCCTTATCCGGACCAGACCTATCAGGTTCTCATGACTGGCACGATCCGGATGCCGTCTTTGTATGAATTCGCCACGGCGGCCTATGCCGGCACATCGACAACCTTTATTTCGACATATCTCCCGGATCTGCTCATTATGGCCAGCATGATCTATATCAGCGCGTTTCAGCGCAATTTCGGGCGTCAAAGCGATGACCCCGGTATGGCTCAGTCCTATGAAAGCCAGTATCAGGCGCTCCTGAAGGGCGCCATCACAGAAGAATACCGCAAAAAGATGCAGGCGGCCGCGTGGAGCTCCACGTCGAGTTCGCCGGTCGCAACGCCAACGAGGGGTTAATCCATGCCCCATGCGGCTGTTAAACTTACTGGCGGCGTCAACCAGAATGAAACGCCCGCATTGAATCAAACGTCTATTTCGACCTGTAACCTTATTCGGTTCATTCCCGACCCGTCATCGGGATCGCTTGTTCAAAAGCTTGGCGGATGGACCAAGTATTACGCCAACCAAATGGTTTCGGTTGTTCGCGCTTTGTGGGCTTGGGAGGACACCAACGCCAACAAGTGGCTGGCTGCGGGCATGCAGACGGGCGGATCCGGCTCGGCACAGCTGGCGATTATGAATGGCGTTATGGGCTCGAATGGAATTACCACCGCAACCAGTTTGTCTGATATTACGCCAAAAATTCTATCTGACGATGCTGCTGTAAATTTTACAACAGGAACAGGAAGCCCAATTGTCACCATAACAGACGCTAGTTTAACTGCGGCTATTTCAACATATGATAGCGTTTATATTGCCACGCCAGTTTCGGTTGGCGGATTGGTTTTGTTTGGTTTATACCCAGTTTTTCAAGGTGTTTCTACAACACAATATGAAATACAAGCCACAGACGTTCTTGGTAATTATATAAATTCCACGTCAGCTGTAACAAATGGTGGCGCGGTTCCTACGTTTACGGTTGCTAATAATTCGTCTTTGGTTACGGTTACATTAAACGATCATGGATATTCAGTCGGAAGCACATTCCCGATTCTTATTCCTACCACGGTGGGAGGCATCACGCTCTACGGCAATTACATTGTTCAAACTGTTCCAGCGTCGCCAACGTCGCCGGATGGATTGCCAAGCACATTTAAGATTCAGGCAACAAACGCCGCGACATCGACGGCTACAAACGTCCCGATGAACGGTGGCAACGCTCGATTTTTGTATAGCACTGGCGTTAGTCCTCCTATTCCCTCGACTGGGTACGGTATCGGAGGGTACGGCCTCGGCGGTTATGGAACTGGCATTAGTCTTACTCCGGCGCTGGGAACGAGTATCGCGGCCACGGATTGGACATTGGACAATTGGGGTCAAATCCTGATTGCTTGCGCCAAGGGAACGTCCTCCGATGGTGTGGCTTTCACTGGCATATATCAGTGGGACCCGACAAGCGGATCGCCTATCGCAACGGTCATTCCACAGGCTCCTCCCGTCAACGATGGCATTTTTGTCGCCATGCCTCAGCGGCAAATTATCGCTTGGGGTTCGACATTTACCGGCATCCAAGACCCGCTTTTGATTCGCTGGTGTGATGTTAACAATTTTAATTCGTGGATTGCCCAGATTACGAATCAGGCCGGGTCTTTTAGAATACCCAAGGGCTCAAAGATTGTTGGCTGCATCCAAGGCCCGCAACAGGGGTTGGTCTGGACCGATCTCGCGCTTTGGTCGATGCAGTACATCGGCCAGCCGTATATTTACAGTTTCAACGAGCTGGGCACGGGCTGCGGCATGATCGCCAAAAAGGCGGCGGCATCCCTGAATGGCATTGTTTATTGGATGGGGCAGAGCCAGTTTTTTAGCCTAAGCGGAACCGGCGTTACGCCTGTCTTTTGTCCGGTTTGGGACGTTATTTTCCAAGACCTTGATTTGACAAATCTTGAAAAAATTCGTGTTGCCGCCAACTCGCGATTTGGTGAAATATCTTGGTATTACCCGACCATTAGCGGTGGCGGGGAAGTTACCAACTACGTCAAATACAATGTTAATTTGCAAATTTGGGACTTTGGTACGCTTGGCCGAACCGCTTGGATCAATGAAAGTGTACTTGGACCGCCGATTGGAGCGGACCCATCTAGTTTGTATATTTATCAGCATGAGACTTCGACCGACGCCGATGGGCAGCCGCTTTTGTCGAATTTCACCACGGGTTATTTTGCCATAGCCGAAGCCGATCTGAAGAACTTCATAGATCAGGTTTGGCCCGACATGAAGTGGGGTTATTACGGGGGGACGCAAAGCGCCAATGTCAACATAACATTCAATTATGTTGATTATCCCAGCCAATACGCCACGCCACAGACCAGTGGTCCCTATGCTCTGACGGCGAGCACAACTTATGTTTCGCCTCGAATTAGGGGGCGATTGGTGCAAATTAGCGTTAGTAGCAGTGACGTGGGATCGTTCTGGCGAATTGGTAACATTCGCTACAGGTGGCAACAAGACGGGAAGTATTGATGTCAGCTTCTCTGGGTGATCTCCTCACAGCCGCAAAAAACATCGTCACGGCGATCAACAGCGCCGCGCAAACCTATCTTAACGTCAATGGTTCGTCCTCTCAGACGGCTATAACAGCCGCGACATTGGTCAAATCCGGGCAGGGTCGTCTGGCTTCGGTTGTAGTTGTGACCGGAGGATCGGCGGCGGGAGCGATCTACGACGCCAGCGTCGCGTCCTCGACGGCAAACCAGATTGGGGTTATCCCGACCGTGCCGGGCGTTTATGTTTTCAACATTCCCTATAATAACGGTCTAGTTATCGCCCCCGGAACGGGTCAGAAGATAACCGTCAGCTATTCATAGGAGAAGAAACGTGATATTTAAAGAATATCGCCGGGGATTCAGATGCCATTAGCCAAGGGAAAATCCAAGGCCACGGTCTCGGCCAACATTTTCGAGATGATCCACGCTGGTCACCCACGGGATCAAGCGATCGCCGCTGCCCTAGATACTGCCCGGCATACGAAACCGCACAAGGCCTTTGGAGGCCATACGCCGGGCTTCATTAAGAAACGCGCGGACGGCGGTGCTTTTCGATTTCCGCGTGCCCCCAAGCCGCCAATGAAGGTGCATACCGGGCCGATTCACAGCGCCGTTGCCGGCCGCACCGATCACCTGCCGACGCATGTTCCTAGCGGTTCCTATGTCCTCCCGGCTGATATTGTGTCGGCCCATGGCGAGGGGAACACCATGGCCGGGTTTAAGAATATCCGGCGCATGTTTTCTGGAGCGCCATACGGCGGCGGAGCAGCCCCTTACGGGCAGTCCGAGGGCGTCTATGGGCAGATGCCGGGCAAGGCCGATGGTGGTTCCGTGGAAGGCGTCCCATGCGTCTTGGCGGGCGGCGAGTACGTTCTTGCTCCGCATGAGGTGGCATGGGCGGGCGATGGCGACATGGCGACGGGCCACAAGGTTCTGGATGATTATGTGAAGCAGTATCGAGGCAGGACGATCAAGACATTGACGAACCTTCCTGGCCCCCGAAAGGATTGATGATGACCGATGAACTCACGATCCGTATCGCGACCACAAAGGATGTGGACGAGGTTATGCAGCTGGCCTTGTCGGCCTGCGATGAGAATGGCTTCGTAAACCCAAACCCCGCTAAACTTCTGAATGACATTTGGCCTGCTCTTGAGCAGAAGGGTGGCCTCGTCGGCGCGATCGGCAAGCCGAACGGCATCATCGAGGGCGTGATCCTTCTTCGCATTGGCGCGATGTGGTATAGCGACGACATTGTCCTTGAGGAAAAGGCCATTTTCATTCATCCCGACCACCGTTCGGCCAAGGGGGGCAGGGCGCGGCGATTGTGCGAGTTTAGCAAGCAGGTCGCGGATGGACTTGGCATCCCGTTGATTATCGGCGTTTTGAGCAATCGCCGGACGGAAGCCAAGGTTCGCATGTACACGCGGATGTTTGGCGCGCCGAGCGGTGCATTTTTCTTGTATAACGCACATACTGGAAATTTTAAGGAAGCGGCGGAATAACGATCATGAGCAACCCGTTACTCATCTCTTCTCCCGACAAGTTTTTCTCTTTCGGAGATGAGGAGACCCGTCAGCTGCCTCCGGGCATGGCCATTGAATTCTTTGGCGGCGGCAAGACGGGGACTACTACTCAATCTGTTCAGATTCCACCGGATGTACTGGCGCGATATAACTCTGTAAATTCGACCGCGCAGCAAGTTGCTCAGACGCCATTTCAGCAATACTCGACAGACCCTAATGCTTTTGTCGCGCCACTGACGCCGACGCAGCAGGCTGGTATTGCGAACACGAATGCAATGGCTGGAGAAGCACAGCCTTTTTATGGCGCGGCGGCTGGCTTGGCCGGCATGGCTGGCCCGACCAACGTGAGACAGTTGAGCGGGCAGCAAATTGGTCAATATATGAACCCGTTTGTTCAGTCGGTTGTTAACCCGACGGCTCAGTTGCTTAATCAGCAGCAGCAGGCTCAGATGTCCGGTCAGACTGGGCAGGCGATACAGCAGGGCGCTTTTGGCGGAGATCGAGCGGGTATTGCGGCGGCCAATCTTGCCGGCCAGCAAAAACTTGCCTTCGCCAATGCAATTAACCCGTTGTACAGTCAGGCGTACAATACGGCGCTTCAGACGGCGCAGGGTCAGCAGGGGGTTAATCTACAGCAGCAGCAGGCTAACAACCAACTTGCGCTCCAGCAGGCGGGACTGTTTGGACAGTTGGGCGCTGGCGCGCAGGCCGCTGGTTTGCAGGGCGCACAGGCGCAAGTTAGCGCTGGTACGCTTGGTCAGCAGACGCAACAAGCTGGATTGTCCGCTCTTTATAATCAGTTCCTTCAGCAGCAGGCTTACCCATTCCAGACGACACAGTTCCTCGCGAATATCGCCGAAGCCACGGGCGCGCTGTCGGGGTCAAACACCACCACGACGCAGCCGCAGTCATTCTTTTCGGATGAGCGTCTTAAAGACGATGTGGAGGACATTGGTCGTACACATGACGGCCAAAAGATCGTCAAGTTTCGATACAAGGGCGAAAAGGGGCCAAAACAAATTGGCCTTATCGCTCAGGATGTTGAAAAGCATCATCCCGAAGCCGTTGGCTTGGCGGGTGGTTATAAGACCGTTGACTATGACAAGGCGACGGAGGACGCCGCAAGCATGGGCGGTTCGGTTGTTCCCGAACGCGCCGGGCTTGGTTTTGCGGCGGGTGGTTATGCCCGAATTGGTTATGGTCCCGGCGGCCTTGTTAGCCCAACTGACTATGATGCCATTATTCAAGCTCAACAATCATTTTTGCCCCCCGGTCAGGGAAGGCAAATGGCTGGAATGCCCGGTGGTGGGAAAGGTGTAGTCCCAGCTTTAGCAAGTGCTCATCCCCATTTGATGCTGGCCGATCCTCGTTTGATCCAGCCACAAAAGTCGGAGTTCCAGCAGGGTCTAGGCGCGGTTAGACAGGCCAAGGAGACTTCCAATGATCTTTCAAGCGCTAAAGGCGCGCTATTTGGTTCGCCTGCTAATGGTAATCAGGCTGCGACGCCGGGGTTGGTCGCCGATGTTAGTAACTGGTTGAACAAGCCGGGTCAGCCAATGCAGCTTTCGGGTGCGAATGCAGCGCCCGCGCCCGCCGCTTCAGACGCATCTAACTGGCAAACCGCGCTTGACGAAAATCAAGTTGGTAGTGCTGCGCGCGGCGGCCTTGTGCGTCATCATTATGGTACTGGCGGGGATACTCCCTATGGCGGCGGGGGTATTCCCTATGGCAGCGGTG